GTCAAGGTGCGGCGGCTGAAGACGGGCGAGTACGCCGAGGCGTGCGGCCTGTTCGCGAACGAGGTCGGCGAGCGCCAGGTTAGGCACATCGGCCAGGACGAGCTCACGACCGCGGTGCGCGGCGCGCGCACGCGGCCGCTGGTCGACCGGTGGGCGTGGTCGCGGTCGAAGTCGCGGACGGATCCGGGCCCGCTGATCGCGGCGTCGATCGCGCTCTTGTCCGCGTCGGAGCAGGACTTCGGGTCGGTGGAGATCTTCTGATGGGCGTCCTCGACCGGATCTTCCGCGGCGGCGGGGGCGCGCCGGATCAGCCGATCATCGCGCGCACCGATGATGGCGACGGCGACGAGGTGAGCCCGCTCGAGGGGACGAACATGTCCCTCTTCAACTCGGTCATCCCGGCCTGGTGGACTGAGGGTGGATTCAACGCGGCGGGCAGGGCGTACTGGCCGGGGAACGGCCAGCTCGCCGAGAAGACCTGGATAACGAACCGGTGCTTGCAGATGAACTCGCAGCAGATCGGGTCGATGCCGCTGCGGTTCGAGGCGCCCAATGCGCCGTCGGCGGTCGAGCCCGCGTGGGTGTCTAACCCGGATCCGCTCTACTACCCGAACGGCATCTCGAGCCTGATCCGGGCACTCGTCCGCGATTACTACGGCTGGGGCTGGTGCCTGTTGTACGTGACGTCCAGGTACGCGAACGGCTACCCGCGCACGTTCACCCGGATCCCGGCTGCGAGATGCGAGCCCATGTGGGGGCCGGGCGGCCAGCGCGTCTACAAGATCGACGAGAAGTATCTCGATCCGGCCGATGTGATCCAGATCGACCGCGACTGCGGCGACGGCTGGCTGGCGCACGGGACGAGCGCGATCAGGTCATACGCGCAGCTCGCGTGGGGACTGCAGGCCGCCGGCGACCAGGCGATGGATGTCAATCAGGGCGGAGTCCCGAAGGCCGTGCTGAAGTCGCAGCGCAAGCTGACCGATGTGCAGGCCGGGAAGCTCCAGGCGCAGTGGATGACGAAAACGCAGACGCGTGGCGGCGCGCCGCCCGTGCTGCCGCCCGAACTCGACTTCGAGACGCTCTCGTGGAGTCCGAAAGACATGGCGTTGATCGAGACGCAGGAGTTCAACGCACTCGCGCTCGCCGCTGCGCACGGTATCCCGGCCGTCCTGCTCAACATGGCGATCCGGTTCGGGATGACGTACCAGAACCCGGGGATGCTCGGCGAGATGTGGTGGCGCTTTGAGCTCCGGCCTACCGCGAAAGGGATCGCTGATGCGCTCTCCACGCAGGCTCTTCCTGCAGGGCAGTGGGTGTGGTTCGACGCGACGGACACGTTCCTGCCGATCGAGCCGCAGAACACCGCCCAGGCCGCAGGGCCGTTCGCGGAGTCGGATGACGATCCAGAGGCCGCGAACCTCACAACGACCGACGTGCAGGCACAACCGCCGGCGGCAGCCTCGGCATCGCCCACGTCGCGACTCAAAGCCGTAAACGGATAACGGGAGGACAGATGAACGCCACGCAAACCCCAGAGGCGGGCAGGTCGACTGACGTCCTCGTCCGCACGTACAGCTTCGAGGCCCAGATGGCTGACGACCGCACCATCGACGTGCGAGTCGTTCCGTTCGGAGAGATCGCCGACGTCGCTGACCCGCCGGACTTCCGGCCGTACCGGGAAGAGTTCCTTCCTGGGGTCTTCGCGCAACAGGAGAACGCGGCGAACCGGATCTATCTGCGCGCCGGTTCCGGCCATGACGCTGTCGGGCCGAACGGTGAGCGGATCCCGGGCCTGCGGGGCGTGATCGGGCACGGGCAGACACTGGTCGGGCGCGAGGACGGCTACCACGCGCGCTTCAAGATGCACAACACGCCCGAAGCCGACACGGCGCGCGAGCTCGTCGCCGACGGCGTCTATACGGGCGTGTCGGCCGAGTTCTATCCGCGCAAGAACACCCGTACGCAGGACGGGGTGATCCAGCGCGCGAAGGCGATCCTCGACTCGGTCCTGCTCACGCCGGCGCCGGCGTACAGCAATGCGCAAGTGCTCGCGATGCGCGAGGCGGAAGTCACGATCGACGCGGTGCTGCTGCCGCCGCCGATCGACAACGGTCTGCTCGCGCGGGTCGCCGATCTGGGAGTTGAGCTGCCCGACAGCATGTTCCAGCTCCTCGCTCGGGCGTACACCGACGCGCCGTGGGATGGGTCGGCGGCCCGGTGGGCATCGGCGGAGGCTTACTGCTCGGCAAGCGCGATCGACCTCAACCCGGCTGGGGCTCCGAAGGTCAAGGACCGCTGCCATCTCCCCTACAAGGAGCCGGGAAGCGGCGAGATCAATCTGAACGGCGTCCGCGCCGCGCTCGTCCGCATCGGGCAGGGAGATCCGACGGAGGCCACGCAGGAGCAGCGCGATGCCGCGCGCTCGATGCTCGAGGAGATCCTCACGAAAGCGACTGCCGCTCAGGCCTAGAGATGTACGACCGCACCATCAACAACAACCGCATGAAGGCGCACCTCGAGCCACAGGCACCCCGACGCAGATGGGTCGGCACCCCTGACATCGACACCCGCCGCGGAGCAAATCAACCGCAACGGGAGGTATGAGGCAGTGAACCTGCAGACAGCCGCCCTCGAGGCCCGCGCACGCAACTTGGCGCAGGAGAGAGAGAACCTCACTCTCCGCGCCAACGTGCAGCTCGAGGCAATCAACGCCCGCACGGGCGACGACGCCGCGATGACCGACGCCGAGAGCGGAGTGCTCACGGACATTCGCACACGCTGCGTCGCGATCGACACCGAGCTCGAGCAGCTCGCATCCGACATCGAGAGCACCAGGACAGCGGAGACCCGCGCGAACGAGCTGCACGAGATCCTCGTCCGCGGCAACGGCGTCCTCGAGCGCCAGAACGACGAGCTGGCGTACCCGACCTTCGCTGCGTACGCTCGCGACTACATCCTCAGCCGCGAGTCGACCGAGTGCGCCAAGATCGCGCAGCAGCTCGGCGGCGAAGAGGTCGTGAGGGCACGCGAGCGGATCGACATGCTCAAGGCCCGCACGCCGGCCAACACGCTCTCGGCGGACGTCGGCGGCCTCACGCCGCCTCAGCACATCGCGCAGATCTTCCAGGTCATCGACGCGTCCAGGCCGCTCGTCGCTTCCGCGACGAAGGCGGAGCTCGTCCGCGGCCAGCTCACCTACCCGAAGGTCGTCACGCGGCCCGTCGTGGCGGTGCAGGCCTCGGAGAAGACCGAGGCGGGCAACCAGGGCATGGTCGTCGACATGCTGACCGCGAACGCGTCGGTCTACCTGGGCGGAGGCGATCTGTCGTGGCAGGCGATCAACTGGTCGACGCCGTCGGCGCTCGATCTGTGGTTCCAGCTCGCTGCAGCGGACTACGCGCTGAAGACCGAGCAGGACGCAGCGACGGTCGTCACAGACAGCGCTGCCGCTCACGCGATCAGCTCGCAGCTCGGCTCCTCGCCGGACTTCGCCACCTTCATGGCGGCAGTCGGGGCGGGCGCGGCCGCCGTGTACGCGAACTCGCAGCGGATGGCCGACACCGTCTACATGGCGGTGGATAGGTACTGGTACCTGTTCGGTCTCACGTCGACTCCGACGGCCGTGTTCGTGACGGTCTCGGGGCAGGAGATCGGGCCGCTCCAGTTCGTGCCGTCACGTGGTCTCGACAGCGGCACGATCATCGTCGGCGACTCCGAGGCGTTGCTCGCGGCGGAGACGCCGGGCGCGCCGGTCGAGTTGCGCGTCGTCGAGCCGGCCATCGGCGGGCTCGAGGTCGGGATCATCGGCGGGTTCGAGTCGGTCGTCGTCGACGACGGCGCGTTCTCGCTCATCACGAACGCCAGCTAGACCCGTTCGGGCGGGGGCGGCTTCGGCCGCTCCCGCCACCTCCGTCTCGCGAGAAAGGGAAAAAGCATGGCAACCGGAATCACCACTGCCGAAGCTAACAAGATGCTCGACGCGTACATGAAGGGCACCTCGTACGCCGGCAACAGCACGCCCTTCGTCAAGCTTCACACGGGCGATCCCGGAGCCGCCGGCACCGCCAACGCAGCAGGCAACACAACCCGTCAGGCAGCGTCGTTCGCGGCCGCCTCGGGTGGCGCGAACGCAACGAATGCCGACATCAACTGGACGAACGTCGGCACCGCCGAGACCTACTCGCACGTCTCGTTCTGGAC